ATATCCGATCTGCATACGCTACACAATATCCAGTAGCGGCGTTTATGCTGTTAACTCTATTAGTAATAGTATTATGTCCTGTATTAACCATAGAGACACCTAATACCTGTAAATTATCTAAGTTACCAGTAGCTTTAAATACAAACCCTATTCTAATTACCTTACCCGATAAAGCAAGTAGGGGCAAAAAAGGCGGGTCGCTTGGTATATCCTGTCTCATAGGCACGATAGACCCTAATAATTGATTTGTAGTAACTCCGCTTGGTATTGTTATAGTTTGCCCGCTTATAGTACTACCATCCGACAATAAAGAAAAAACATCTACGGGTATTTTTAATCTTGTTTTTCTTACATCGTGATTCTCTGTAACAATATCCACCTCTAAGCTATTAACATCCGTTTTCAAAGTAGCAATATTAGCCGTGTTTGTTATAGGGTTATAAACTTCTTTATCTATCTTTAAGGTGTACGGGTGTCCTACTGGCGTTCCCGAGTTTGAATTTTGTACCGCCATATAAAAAGTATTGACCGGTATATTCTCTATTAATGTATCGTTATACGTTTGAGCAGACCCACCCTCTATTTGAGCAGATATAAAAATCCCGTGTACATCATAAAAAGCATATTTAACTTGGTTCGCCGCACTCCTACCGCTGTGATAGTATCTATTATTAGTATCAATAATAAATTTATCATAACATCTAAAATTATTATTTGCACTAATACCACCACTTGTATTTATATACAAAGCCTCTAGAGTTTGCACCTCCTCGGTTAAAACATCCCAACTAGGAGTCCCCGTGCTTTCTCTAATCTTAAACCAAGTAGCACGCATACTGGCTGCGTTAAATCCGTCCGCTAAATCAAATACATTGTTTATTATAGCTCCTGTGTTATAGAAATCCCAAGTAGTACCGTTAAAAACAATAAAGTAAACCGCCTCGTTTTTTATCTCATACCCCCCAAAATTAGCGTAAATGCCTTTTGTTTTTGCTATGTATATTTCCTCCTTTTCGGGAGTCCCCGGATTTGTTACAGGAGTTGCCTCTCCTTTTATTACCTCTCTGCCTAACTGTGGGATTATATTGTTATTAAGTAAATCTTTTAAGATAGTCCCTGTTATTTCCTTGTTTCCGTTTGCTGTTATTACTGCGGTAACTGCGCTTTTTAGTGCTTCCCAACTCATTTTTTAAGAATTAAAATCATTATTAAAATCGTTATTAAAATCCCCTGATCCTCCAGACGAAACAATACTTTTACCTATTTTCTTTATTACTGTATCACATTCAAACTCAGCTTCGACCGATGCCAAATCGCCTTGGTCTTGCCATTTGGGATTGATTATGATTGTTTCAACATCGTATATCTCTCCTTTTGATAATATTTCGATGCGGTCGTGCATCCTTACAATTCGTAAAGCATCCAAAAGAAATTCAGGTGCAATAAAAGTAAATTTATACTTTTTTTCGCTTATTTGTTTTTCAATGAATACGTGTCCATCTCGTTTTTGTGCGACTTCCTCGAATGGGTATTCAGGTTTCCCAACCTCTGTTGGCAAATATACGTAATTTTTATATTGCGTTGAATAATCGATATGTCCGTCCGAGTGTATAAAATTATCTTGATCCCAATAAGTCAATTTTAAATACTGTGCGGTGTCTCTAACAATATTAAAAACATCGCTAAACCAAGTATTGCCGGCGGTGTCCCCTATTTCCAAATAATGTTTACCTAATGGCATTTGTGTAGTTGGTAAAATTAATAAAGAAGGATTTATTAAAAGGTCGTAACCTTCAGAGGAAAACTCCAAAACACCCAATCCCGCAGATATGGCCTCGGCTAAAATGTTTATACTTGTGCCAGTATCTAAATTTATTAAATTCAATTTATTAATTGTACCCCCCACGGCGTGATCTCTACGTATTTGAAAAGGTAACAAACGCACATTTTCAGATATTAGATTGAATGTCTGTTCAAACGCATAGAATTTTCGATGGTGCTGTTTCTCTACCGAATCGTAAAAAGGTAATATGTTTAAATTGTTGTTAGGCGTTTCCATCCGTGTCATGTTTTAAAGTTCCGCTTACCATATAACTTTCCAAATCTACGGATATTTTTTCGATCTTACCGTCTCCCAATCCTGTTGATATTAATTGGTACGGGTTAAATACTGAATTTAAAGGGAATTTTACTTGTTGTTTTTTCTGTTTTGTAATATTACTGTACAAAATTACGTCCTCGCCGTTTATGTTAACCCTATCCGACGGTAGGTCGCTCGTGTGATATTTACCGTGTATGTAGGACCAGGATAAAAAACCGTTTTGCAACATAAATTGTTTACCGTCCGGGTTGTACCATCTGAAATATGGTACTTTGTAAACCCCTGACTCGTTAACTGCTCCGATTAATACAAAACCGTCTTTGCTTATCTCTTGCGGGTTTGCCTGTATAAAATCAATGTCAGTCGTAAACCCTCCGATATTCGAGTCCTCGATTTTACCTTCCTGGGTAAAATTACTAATTATATTTATCGGGTTTCCTTGAAAAACTGGACTTACATCATCCATCCAACCATACTCGTATCTCTCGGCCATGGCTTCTTTATCGTACTCGAAATTATTTTGTAAAAAATCCCAACTTTTATTGTTTTTTATATTTTGTAAAGTTGTTAAATCTGTACCGATTAAAGATGCAAAGGCGTAAGTACCTCCTTTTTGATACCAACTGATATGCTCCAATCTTAACCGTCCGTTGTCAATGTGCCAATGTACTTTGAATACGTCTGCTAACATTTTTAAAATTTGTTGCAAACTTATATCGGCTTTTTTCGATGGTTGGTCGTATGTTGAATTTATAATATTAGATTTAGGAGTAATAAAATAATCTAAATTCCCAATACTCGTCGGGTTGTTGAAAGTGCTATAAGTACCCAAATAAGCAAACCCACCTAAAGGATTGGTCGTTGCATAAAAAAACTCGCTATGTTCGACATCGTTTAAAAATGATACGTTTGCCCCCATTTCAGAAAGTAATTTTTGTATTGCAGACGCCAAGGGAAAAGAGTCTCGCAACGTGAATTCCAAGCCGTCTCCGTACTCTGTAAACTGTACCGAATCGTCTGTAATAAACCAAAGAGATAAAGCCTTCCAATTGCTCATATTTATAGGGATTGGCTCTCTGTCTATTCCCGTGGATGGTGCTAATTGCAAACCTCGGTAGTATTTACCTCCGTCTGGGGCATCGTCAGGAACTCGGCCGTATTTTGTTGGTACGGTTAAAAATTCTTCGTAAATTAAAAAACGAGTTGTACCTAAATCATACCCAATAACTCTTTTATAATTAGAATTATTTGCCACTATGTCGGTGCTTGGTATCTCGTAGGTATCAACGGTACCGGTGTTAAATATATCGGTGTAATATCTTGCGAAAATTTTATACTCAACAAAATAAAAAGATCCTGTTTCTCCACCTACTCCTGAAAATAAAAGAGAATTTACAGACGTGTAATTCCAATCCGTAGACTCTGTCTCATACAACACCGTGTTATCGCTCACTCTCTTTATTTGGAATTTTTTACCATACCAAAAAGGACCGGAGAGCTCCACTTCTACCAATCTGTAAAGACCGTTTGCGTTCAATCTTGCGTCGTCGTAAGCCCCGGTAACGTCTGTACTTAAACTCGCCCCAACCGTTGTTGGTATATTCCGTATTGTTTGAGTTTTAAAAAATTTATAAGTATTTGTTAAAACGGATTCGTCGAACTCTGGGTCTATTTGCAATTCCTGTTCCCAATGAGTACCGCCTAAAACATTAGTCAGCACCGTATCGCCAGGTATATAAATTTGAATTATAGGCCTCCTATTTACTTGGATTGCTTGTATTTCTGGGGATAGCTCTAAAAGGTTGTATGTTTTTTGCATCCCGCCGATTACCTTTTCGTAATCGTCTAAAACTTTAGTTCGTACCTCAACCGTTAAATTATCGTCGTTGAATTTACAATCCGTTTTAAAAAAATAGCCGATATATTTTTCCAATATACTGTCGGAATCTTCGATCTCTAAAAACATTTCAGTATCAAAAGGCAATGCCGAAATATAATTGTAGTCAGTTTTTTGGAGGGTTAAATTTCCTTTTAGTTTTCGTCGATAGTATTCGCCTGCACCCGATTTGTCGTAATCCAATTTTAAAGATTTATAAATCGGATAAACTTCTCTCGATGTATAAAATGGCTCGTATGGCGTTCCTGTCAAACGGGCAAAACAAACGTTTGCAGTCCCTAAGCCGTTTTCGTTGGCTTGAAATGCAAGTTTAAGTCCGTACACCCCTGAAGGGATTGTAATTTCAGTATTGAAGGTAAAATCTTCGTCAACTATTTGCCCCCAATAATCGAATAAGGTTGCGTGTCTATTTGGGTATGATATCGTTCCCGATTCTGAATACGTATAAACTCCCGGAGTTACTGCGATTTTCTCGGTATGGTCGTAACCGCTTAACGGCGTAACCGCATCAGGTAAATACCCCTGTCGTATTTTATATGGATCTATTAAATTTTTACCCGATGAAACCCTATGTTTTAAGATAAATTTATACATAAATTCGTTTGATATTTTTGTAAACCTCTACCAAACGACCTTCGCCATCGATGTAAGTTCTCTTTTCGCCATTCTGTCGGATTGCTTCCAAACTGTTTTCCATCTTGGAAAAATCGGAGTTGCTCTCGGCAAAGATAACTTTATTATTTTCGTCCACGAAACTGTTTGAGTAAGCCTTCTCAAATGTTCCGGCGTTCAAACTTTTAATTATTCCCGGTAATGCGCTTTTATATTTACGTGTATTTTTACGGTTTATGATAGCCATAGCCTCGCCACCTTCAGCGGTTCTCTGTTTTCCGCTGTCAGTTGTACCGATAGGAATATCGTTTCCGCTTGCATGACTCCCCCCATTTAAAAACTCCAATCCACCGTCTCCGAATTTTTCTTTTGCTGCTTGTTTGGCTTTTATTTTACTGGCTGCAAAACTCCCCCACATTGTACCGATTGCCGCAACTGCGAGAGCTGGTCCGATTATAGGGATTCCCGCTAAAGATTTCCAAATCTGTACCGATGCAGTAAGAAGTCCCGCCGATTGTGTAACGGTATCGATTGCCGCTTGGGCTTTCTGTGCTTTCTTTTTCTCTTTTAAAGCATCCGCCTCCTGCTTCTTTTTGAGTTCCAATTCCCTTTGTGCCTGAATAACATTGTTGGCGTACCCGTTGTTTCGGTTCTCGATTTCCCGGTCCAATTTAGATTGTGCCTCGGCTGTTTCCTCTTGGGATTTTTGCAGAACAATATCCGCCGCCTCAACTCTCGCCGCTGCAATCGATTTGATTCCATCGATAACTATCCCGACGCCTTCTTCGACTGCCGCTTTTTGTTCGTCGTCTAAATTTAAACCTAATTTGGAATAAATATCCCCTCCAGATTGTTTTGCGTTTTTGTCAATCTCTTGGTTTATTTTTGCAATAACGTTTTTCATTGTTGCAATTTGCAACGCCGATAAATCGCCACCCGCTTTTTTGTTTAGATCCAAAATCTTTTGGATTCTGTCTTTTTCAGCTTCTAAACGTAATTTAGTTTTTTCCGCTTCGGTTGATTTCAGAATATCAATTCGAGACATTTCCAAATCATATTCCTGATCGATGGCAGTTTCCGCAGCTTTGTATTTTTCCTGTCTGTTTTTTTCCTCGTTAGCCTTTTTAGTTTCCGCCAATTTATCTTGGTCCTGTTGTAATTTCTCACCAAGTTTCAAAATATCGTCCGCCAACTTTGCGTCGATAACTCGTTTTTGGAGTGCGTAATCTTCGTCGGAAATTAACTGTAATTCTTTTCGTTTGTTTAATTCCGTCAAAGTAATAGCGGAATTCTCTTTTAAAATTTCGGTCGATAGTTGGGCGTTTGCTTTTAACGCTTTATTTTTCTCGTCGTAAGTAGATTTGTCCGAGGCAATAATCGCATCGTTTGCCAAAATTGCCGATGTCTGCTCGAATTTGTTTAGGGAGGCATACGCTTTTAACCTCTCTTTTTGTTGTTTGAATGCCTCCAACCTCAACATATTCATGCGGCGAATACGTTGTCGTCTCAGGTTATCGAATGCCGTTTCGGCGTTGAATACTTCCGCCTCAGCTTCCGCAATCGCTTTCTTTGCTTCGATGTCGTCAACTGCTAAATTCGAGGTCTGTTGTAATATACTGGCTTTTGCTTTCGCCAATTTTATAGTATTTGCCAATGCTTTTTCGTCGAGGTCGAATGATTTTTCCAGAGTCTCGATACTTTTTTCAGCGTCCAAGAGTTTAAGACGTTCGGCGTCCCCTCTCGCTTTTGCTGAGGCTTTATTCAATTTGGCATTTTCTACAATTACCCGTCTTTCTTCTCTGTTATATGCTGCCTGAGCGTCTGCCAATTTCTTAGCGGCGATAATATCTCTTTGTATTTCGTTTCCTAAATCCTTTGCTTTGTCAATTGCACCGCTGAAATTTTCGACGATTGCTTTACCCAATTTAACTTGTTCAGCAACCAAATTTTTTGTTTCAGTTTGCAGCTCTTTTAATTCTTTTTTAAATTTATCGGCTTCCTCGGCATCTCCAGTAAATTCATTCCATGCAATTCGTATTTTTAATATCCCCGCTTTGAATCCGTTAATAAAAAGTTTAAAATTGTTAATAAACATTTTAAACGCTTTCGGAATAGTGTCGAACAACGCAATACCAATCAACGTAAGGACATCCATAAAATTATCGAAAATAGACGATGCCACGACCATAACTTTATTTAAACGATCCTGTCCCTCCTCGCTTCTTTTCATTGCTTTTACAAACAACATAAAAAGACCGGCGATTAACGCTATAATTGCGACGATAGGATGTGCAGCCAATACCAACAATTGTTTTCCAATGGCTTTTGTACCTGAAACAACGCCGTTCATTGAACCAGGCAATGCGCCTAATGCGTCTTTATAATTACCAACATTAAGAGACGTTTTACCCGTCGCCTCTTGTAAACGTTTCATTTCCTCGTAAAGTGCCTTTGAATCTTTTTCCAGTTTTTTACCGGCTTTCGACCCATCTCTCTGGGCTTTACTCATGGCGTTTAACTTGATCTTATTCAAACTATATTGGGCGGATAGTTTGTTGTATGATCCCTCAGTCGAGGCGTTAATCTTTGCCGTAAGTTTATTGATGTTGTTTTGTTGCTGTTGTTTTGCCTTCAGGACGGCGATCTCTTTTGCCACTCCTGACTGTGATTTCTTTAAATCGTCGTTTGCCTTTGCCAGTTTGTCGGCATCGGTTGCAGATTTACGGGTGGCCTCTCGACCTTCCTCGGTCGCACTGTTTACGCTTTTCAAAGACTTTGTGATTTTATCTGCGTCGCCTCGAATCTTTGCCTCCAGTTCCGTATATTTAGTTTGTAGCTGTTCAAGTTGCACAATCAGATTCGATACACTCTGGTCTGGTTGTATAAATTCAGAATATTTAATCGGATTGTCCATACTTATTTTTTACTGTGTTTCTTTTTTATGTACTCGAATTTACTAAAAAATTGCATCGCCGTAAGGTCGTCAACTCTCGCCCCCGTTTCAGATTCTAAAAAGGTACACGCTTCCTCGAATTGCTTATCGTATATAATTTCGACACTTTCTTTGCCCGCAAAAGATTTTGGGTTTACCAAACTCATTAAGTAATCGTCGATTTTATGTATTTTTTCTGTCTCTTTTTTATTGGTTTGGATTTCCGATAAAATTAAAAGAGTTCTATTTCTTATTCTGTCGTGGTATTCTTTTACTTGGGCGTCCTCGAATTGCCCAGGAAAATAAACGACCAATTCCAAATCGATTTTTTTTTTAATAGAATCGATAACATCGTCTATAAAACCCCTTTTTTCGTTGTCGAATGAATCGGCAATCCGTTTAATGTTTTCGTCGGACAAGTCCGTAACCTCTTTACCGTTTATACTCTTTACCAGAATGGCAAAGGATAAATGTCGGACATTGGTTTCGTTTGCGATCATGTATAAAGATGTCCTCAAATTTTCCAATTGCGCTTGGGCGTTTTTCTCGTCTTTTTTTGAGATGTAACGGGCAATTTTTGCAATGTGTCCGTTTATATCGTTTAGATCCGAACCGATGCCACTATCAACCAACATATATTTATTGAATTTATGATAACGACGGATTGGTAAATCGTCTATTGCATCATAAAACACTACTTTTTTTCTACCTATTTGTATAGTTCTCATATCAAAACTCGGGTTATTGGTGTCGATACAAAGCAAAATAATAATACCGTTGCATCCCTAACAAAAATATACAAAATAATCGACATAAATACGTTGATCCAGAACGACAAACAAAAGTCGCACCCAAATAATTTTGATACAAACTTCGATCCGTGCATTTGTGCGTACTCTCGCAGTCCTATTTTAGAGATGAAAAGGATTAAAAATGCAGAAAACAAAGAAGATATTATAATTAAATCCATATTAGCAAGTTGTATCGGTGTAATCCATAACGCCGTCGAACCTCAGCCCGGCGAATGGCTGCATTAAAAATTGGCTGTCAAGTTCGTTGACGCTATATTCTTTATAAATGTTTTTTGCATCCTTTTTGATTTCAGACATTTTAATACTGCCTTTGTTCAATAGCATTTTAGTATTTAACACCGTCAAGATTTGCAATTTAATTGCCTCCAAACTTCTGTCTTTTTGATCGACAAATATTTTACTGAGATCAAACCAAAATACAATGCTGAATTTTTGACTTACTTTTATGTAAGGTTTCAGAGTGCTGTCGATTGTCCGCGGATCTTCAAAGATTAAAAAACTAAAATTACCCAACTCTTGGTCCGGGAAAACATTAATATATTTTTCGTACCCGATATGTACTGCCGGATAAACTTTCTTTGTGTCTTTGTCGATTAGCTTTTGACTGCGGCCGAATGAATGGCCGAGCCATGATATATTCGCTTTTAAAATATCCTGAATCTGTACCACTACAACATCCATAAAAGCGGGGTTCTCTGGTTTTGGTACTGCTGCTATTTTTGTCATATCTTTTTTAGTATTTTAATGAGTTCCGGTGCCACGTAGTTGATTGCTAAATCTCTGAAATTCTCGTCTGTTAATCCCAAAATACTTTCGCCGTAATGGGCAACTAAATTATTTGCTTTCCAATCGGCGGCCTTTATTTGGAAACCGTCAGCGGAAAACTCTATAAAAAGAGAGAAATGGAAGTCCCCTTCGTCCCGGAGTGTTACTCTGTTGGTTGGCTGTCCTTTTGCTCTTTTTATGAATACCGTTGCATCGCTATAAGGTGCAAAGCTCGCTATCTTTACATCGTATCGATTGACTCCCTTTTCAAACAACTGTATTTCGGAATTCATATCCAAAATAATTTCTTTGTTTGCCTCCAGAGTGAAACGGATTGCCTCGAACATTTCTGTTTCTAAGGATTTCAAACGCTGTATTAAATCCGATAACCGCTTCAAAATTAAACGGTTTTATATCGAACTCCACCATTTTTGCATGGCGTACATACTCGACTCATATTTTTAACGTCTAAACTAACGGCCTCCATGGCGTTGGTAAAGTCGTAACCTAATCCGCTTTTTTTATAACTCTGACTATCGCCGTCAAGTTCGTACAGAATTTCCATTTTGGTAAATCCTGGGTTTTGTTGCGCCCTTCCAATTTTATAACTCGGATTATATGCAAACTCTCGCAGCATATCGATAGCAACTTGCAATCCGATAATATTTTGGAATGCCTTTTTTTGCTGTATAATAATATCCGTTATATCGCATTCGATTGTTACCTGAAGGTTTAATCCGTAATTGGTTTCGTATGTATAAAGATTGTTTGCTACATCCCAAATTGCGCCACCGACTAACTGGTCCGATGCAATTTTAAATGGGTGTACCTCCAGATACTTACTCCAAATTCTATAAGCCGAAACCTCGTTCCTGTCGCAAGTTCCACACGGTCTTTTGCTCCAATCTTTATCCTTTGATATTGCCTGACCTACCGACACCGCCGATTGATCGTAAACGAGATACCAACTTCCGCCGGAGTCTATGTCGCTACTTGAATAAGGGAGTAAGAAGTCGGCAACGTCGAACCATTGCATACCGCCGTCTCTTGTACGTGTGAATGTTTCTGTTTTTATTGGTTGGTTTCTACTTGAATGATACAAATACAAAGTTACATCCTGAGTTCCTGTGAACTGCAACCCTATTTTATCGATCTTTAATGTTACGCCGTTGGCTCTAATCGGTACAAGCTCAAAGCCCACAAAGTTAGATCCGTTCGGTAATAGATTTTTGATCCTGGCCGTGCCGTTAAAAAGTGTTTTACTTTCTAAAATATTACGCATTTGATTGTCCGCCATCTTACTGTCCCAAAAAGAACGTATCGCCTTCAATACACTTGCATTTGTTTTCGTCTCCAACCATTCCGAGAATGCGTCGAAACGTTCCCATTGTGTCGGATTTGTCTCAGGTGTCAATCCTATATTATCGGCTTTCGCTCTGTAATGGAGTTCGCCAACGGTAACACGGTCGCCGATTCTGAACTGCGAACCGATTAACCATTCGCCGTAAGTAATGTTTTTAAAATCGGGCGCAATCGCTTTGATGTTGTCCAGAGTTAAAAGCGGGTGTACCTCTTGGTAATATTGCCCGGTAATTGTTTGCGTAAGACTGTCCGAAATAGTAAACGCCTCAGTATCGTAATTTTGTCGCCATCCCCAAAGATCGGTTAAATTGGCTTTTATATCGTTAGGTCTGTACATGGTGTTAATGTTTTTAAACGAAAAAAGGGAGGGCATATCGCCATCCCTTTAGTTTCTAATAAATCAAAAATATGAAAAAAAATAAAAATAGAAAGTTTTTTTCTAATTATGATAATATCGTCGCCTTAACGATTGGGTTTGCGATCGTTGTCGGATCACTGTTGTACGGTGTTAAGATTGCAACATCCACGGCGAAACCGTAATGTTCTTTTCTCGCTCTCGTATTGTCAGCCGTAGCCGCTCCCATTTGTGCGCTAAAGTCTCCTTTACTTTCGTAAAAGTATGTCCCAACTGGGAAATTCAACATTGGTAAAGTATCGATACCCCATTCTGTACCGTCAGCCATTTGCGTACCCAATAAAGATTCTCTCTCGAATCTTGTTAAGATACCAACTGATCCACTCTGTACTGCGTAAGCGTTCGCAAACTCTCCCGCTGCATTTGGAATCCTTGTACTGAAATGTAGTTCTTTGTCAGAATACTGCAAAGTTTTGTTTTCAGCGTTGTAAATGTCTTTTTCCGATAGGTTACGGATTACACTTTCATAACCGGCATTACCTAAAAGGTGGATCATTCCAAAATGATCGTTTGCCGCCATCATTGGATTAATGTCTCCGATGATAGTTTCTCTTTGTGCGAATGTCCCTTGGATTGCATTTCCTACAACTGAGTAGTTTAATGCGTCCGCAATAACCTGAGTTTTGGCAGTAGATAAAGCGGCGATAGTCGCAGCGTCTAAAGTTTCCCCAAATTTATAAAGGTACTTTTCAAATTTACGTTGGAAGTCTCTTTGGATAGATACTTCATTGTTCATAAAGTTAGAAGGTACAATCGTGAATCCCCAAGCATAAGTGGCGAAAGTAAGTGTGTGCATTTGCGACGTGTTCTCGCTGTCTGCAATCGTAACCGATCGAGTGTTCCCGATAGTTACTCCACCGTCGTAATCGATTACCGGTGTTTGTAAGGTGTTCCCGATTGACGCTGCGGCCTTTTCGGATAATTCCGGAGTAATGATTCCGGCTGGATCGGCTGTTTGTTGCATAAACAAGTTTAACCCTCCATAACGGCTTGGGCGCAACTCGTTTTTATCCAAGTTACTTGACGATCTTACGTTTTGAATACGTGTGTTTATCAATGACATGATTAAAAATTTTAATGAGTTAATGGTTTTATAACTGTGTTACCCTTGCACGTTATTTATTAATTGGTGCTAAATTACTTCTTTTTTACAAATAACAAAAGGAATGTTTGTATAATTTTTGTATCTGCTATCCCGTTGGCGCACAATGCGGCGAATAAACCGTACAACATTGCGGTTAAAATAGACACGTCCTGAAGGATTCCAAGTCCTGAAATTTGAGCGATTACCATTAAGAAAACCCCCACAATCCAAGACAATGCCTGTACAATTATGTTTGGCGAGTTCTTTGTCTTGCCTAAAATTCTTTTAAGGAACTCCGTAATAAAAGGAATCGCCAATACTAATAATATAAATACTTTCATCTGTTTGATTTTAAATTAAAAAATAATACCCTCAGCATAACCGAGGGTATTAAATAGATATTTATTAACGCATCGGTAATTTAGATACGCCGTTTTTCTCTCGGATCTCGGCTTGCTTTTCCGCAAACGATGCCGTACCTCGCAATTCGCCTTGTTGTAACAAGTATTTTGATATAATAGAATCGGCCTCAACTTGTGTTTTAGCACCGGCAACCTCTACCAATTCGATAGCATCTGGACCAGTTCCGGGAGGTTTCGTCCCTGTACCTGGTTTCTTTTGCCCTAAATCGATAACGTCTTTTAATTTTTCCGAAATAAGTTCCGCAGCGGTGTAAGGTTTCAAACCGTTTGCCGTGTTTCTCATTATCTCGCCGTCCGCACCTCTGAACACCATTACTTTTTTACCGTCTGCATCCACCCAATCAGGTTTCGCAGTTGCTAAAATCCCACTCGTTGCCGAGTCGATTAATGTTTTTTGTACGCCTTCAGGATAACCCGCCTTAAATTTGATACCGCTTGTCGCTTTTCCAAATTCTGCGTTTACCTGTATTCCTGTGATTTGGCCTTGGAATTCTTTTTCCTTAGTAGTCCAACCCTGTTTGTCTGTGTCGTATTGAGTTTGTAACGCCGCCAAATTTGCTTCGGTATCTCTCAATTTTTGGACTGTCGCTTGGTCGCCTTGTCCTTTTTCGATCTTACTTTCTAAGTCTGCGACTTTAGTTTTATACGTATCGATTTCGGTTTGCAATGCGGTAGATCCTGTCGCTGAGGTTTTGAATTCGCCAATTACTCTTTTCATGTAATCGAACGACTTTTCGCCCTCGGCTTTTGCAACTCCTGATGATTCCAACACATCTTTTTCGATGTTACCGTGGTGTTCGCCTATCTTGGTATTGATTACGACTGTTTCGTCGTTTACTGATAATGTAGTAATTGCCGCCACTTGGTCGTCGGTCAATTCTGTTAAAGCCTCGTTGGCTTTTAATACTTCTGGTGTAAGTGCCATAATTTTACTCTTGAATTATGTTAATATAATAGGGTACGACATTACGACGTACCCTTTGAAAAATTTTATTTATAGTTTTCTGGATTCCATAAAACTGTACACGTATAGCCTAAGCCTCCGCCGTTCTTTTGGTATGCGCCCCACTCTTTAGAATTGTACTTCTGTACAAAATCTTTAGTTAGTTTTTTACCGGTCGATGGGCTAAACACTTTCTTTTCCATTTTTACGTGGAACAAATGGCGTTCGTTTTCCTCTGGTAAATAATCGTTGTCGGCATCGCCTTGGGCTGCTTCGATTTTCTTTTCGTCTGCGGATTTCCCTTTTTTGGCTGCTGCCTTTTTCGCCGGTGCTTTTGCCTCAGGTGCTTTTGCCTCAGGTGTTTGAGCGTCTCCCAATAGGTCGTCGTTATTCTCCGTCGCCTGGTCCGCCTTCGGTGCTGCTTTCTTTTTGTTCTCTAACATAATCTTTAAATTTATCGGTTATTATTTTTATTTTACTTGCCGGGTCGAGTTGCATTCCAAATTCTACAATGTTGGTGTTCTCTCGCTCGAATCTGTCAACAAATGTATTAAAATTAATTTTAACTTTTAATAAATCTTTATTTATTAACTCTTTGTCGTATAGTTTCAGGAGTTCGTCCAACGTAAAATGTCGGTATGGTTCGAGTTGTTTTAATACTCGCATTCTCTGGATCTTACTCGGATTGTTTCGGTGTTCTGTTGCGATTATTTGTTCACTCAACAAGTCAAGTTCTGCCGACGGTGCGCCGTTTGTTTTGGCCTGTTGGTACTGTTTGTATAATACATCTATTGAATAAATGTAAAATTCTGTACCCATACTGATATGATTTCCGATGTATCGGTCGCCGTATCTTAAACGACAACGAGTATCGTCCACGAATTTGATTGCGGCCTCGATATTGTCCTTCAGAGAATTAAGTACAGATACTTTACTCTCAAAATTGGCCGTTACTTGCATTTCGTTAATACTCTGTTTGGTTTGCATATCGCCACCAGCCCCAACCGACCCCGTGTATATTTTAGCTTTCAACCTCGCCACCTCCTCGACGTTGTAGTCCAAAGAGGAACGATCGACGGTTGTAATAGATACGGGATTCCTTAAATCTGGATCGTCTTTTGTTGGGATAGGCACCTCAACCAAAGATCCCGCACCGGTTAAACTTCTGGTCGAACATACTGGGCACTGTTGTACCCCTCCAGTTCTTAATATTTTATAGTTCTCGTCGTCGCCTCTTAAATATCCGCCGTCGCAGTAGTCGCCTGTCTCGTTGTTCTCAAAATCACAATCGGCCTCATATACTGAATATATCGGGTAAGCTGCGTATAAATCTAGAGACTTTTTACTCGTCGCAAAAAACAACGCCCAATCCATGTCGGCGAGTTGTGCCGATATTGGGGACTTCTTTACGTCTGGTGTGTTTTGGTTTAATTCCGTGGACCAAAAAAAACGGGCAGGACAAAACCCCAATCCGTGTTCCACGCTCTCGGGTTCGGCGTCTGTAATCTGGTTGTGGTCGTCAGTTTCGTATATCGACATTACCTTGTCGTCAAATACTGCGATCCTACCGTCTGCCTGTCTGAAAATAATATATTTTAGTTCGCCATTCTCGTAATCGTAGTCGATAACGTTCTCAATACCGAGCCAATAAAAGTAAGGTTCTGGAAATTCTGTCGTTTGTTCCTTTGGTAGATCCACAATCAAAACAGAATTAATCTTGGTTTTAACTGCGTCCCATCCTTTTTTCCTCCAAATCTCGTTGTCGCCGTGGTCTTTTTTATATTGTTGCCAATCTGCTTTCAGTTCTGAGTCTGTAAATTCATACTCAAATGATGGATTACGTCCGTCGAATACACGTTCCAACTCTTTAAAGATGGTATCGGATAAACTAACGATCGGAGTTGGGAATCTGAAAAGCGATACAAAGATCGAGAATTTGTCTTTTGGGATTAAAGTTTTAACCCAATCGAGGAACATTGTCGCCGGGCGTGAGACTTCCGACTGCTCCATAAAACTTTCGACATGAAAACGTACTCGGTTCTCATGTCGGATAGCTTTATTTATTTGGTTAGCCCTGTTCGGACTTTGTACCAGTTTTTTTATTTGATTTAACAGTAAGGCCATTTGTATCGAAAATATATTTAGAGTCAGTCGGTAATTTCCAACCACCGTTGTTTGGCATTTTTAAAATGCGCTCGGCGTGGTTAATCTCGAAAGATTCTTTTTTATCTCCGATTTGAAGCTCTACGGTTTTAACTCTTTCTGTTCCCATGGTGGTAAACTTATGGAGTTACTAAATCAGTTAGGGCATTAAAGTCTGTCGGAGTGATAATCACTAATTTGTCAGACCAGTTTGGTGGAAATTTCCACGCAATAGAGTTCATGTCCGCACCTTCTAAACCTCCGAATGCTTTGTCCCCTACGAATAACGCAGCGATTGGGATTGGGAAAATTTCGGTTGGTGTGTCCACATCGTCAGCAAGTGCGATAATTCTACCAAATTCATCGGCTAAATAAACACCTACGTTTCCTTCAGTCTGGTATTTTTTTAACTCAGCGATAGTCGCCTGAGACGTAAACAAAAGATTTCCGGTAAAAGATGTCGGCTCTCTACCAATGATAATTGGAATACCTCCCAATGTTTCATTTCCGCCGCCGAATTCTCTGGCTGCTCCTGGTTCTGTCGTTGGTGCTTGGATGTACGGAGTTTGTACGGCTTTCGTTCCATCAGCCGCAGCCAATAAAGGCGACCAACTCGCAAGTACGTTCGGGTTTGCCGTAGCAACCACGAATTTATTTTTTACTGCTCCGGTAGAATATAGTCTTTGGATAACAGCTTTTTGGATTTGACCGACTGACTCCGGGCATCTTGCGATACCAACGTCAGCAATGGCAGCCCCTTGTGGGCAGTTTACTAATAATCCCATTTTGCAGATTGTTTTTAATTAATATAAAATTACGGTACGAAGATATAATAAAATTTTAATATACAACAATGCAAAAAACAAAATAAACTTTGTTTTAGTTTTTATTAAAAAAAAGTTTTATATTTGTGCTAATCAAAATAATAGAAACATGAAAACATTAGAATTTAAAAACAAAAACCGACAAACGGTGTTCGATGGTTTAACCGATTTTTTAATCAAATCAAAACGGGACGATTCCGAAATTTGTGTCGTGAATGTTAATTCGTTCCTCAATGAATTAGACGGACATTGGTACGTACAAGTTTCGTGTTACGATAACTAAAAAATATGGCGATCAAAAACAAATCTTTAGAAATTAAAAACCCGTGCGACTTATGTGGTGGGGAAATGTTGGGTATGTCTTATCCTGTTTACGACGAAAATTACAATATCCAAAGAGGTGTAAAACAATGTAAAAATTGTCAAACTGACAATTTAGCTCTCGGATTATCTAACTCAATGAGGTAATTAAACCACCTCAACAAGTATTTAAAGCCTGACATCATTGTCGGGCTTTTTTAGTTCCTACGTTTAACGCCTTTTTTCTTTGGCTTCTTACCACCAACCATCATTGTAACGCAATCGACGTACTCGTCATGTGCTGCATTCGGAAACGTTGTTAACTGATCCAAAAAGGGTTTGTTCCATAGGCCACGGATAAGTTTAACCCTCTGGGCTTCACACGTTGGGGACGAGTCCTTCGCCCTTGCCGTTTTATCTTTGGCGGGTGGTACGCCCTCTTTGCAATTTAGTTTGGTTTCTTTTTTCAACGTCTGGACCAGGGATTTACCCGATGCCTTTGGCTCGATCTCGACTATTGATCGGCGGGAATATCCGTTGAGGTGTGCGAATGTTGGCAACGCTTTACACAATGCCGGGAACTCCAAATGTTCCGTTTCTGCCTTCCTGATTATAAAATCGTTTTCATATTCGGCGTATGCGATATACCCCGACGGATCGTTGTCCTCGTTCTCGGTGTATGCCGTATCGGCGACAAAGTTCCAAACGAGGTTGGAATATTCCTGTTTCCAATCGATAATCGGAAACCAATCTCGTTTGAAGATACCACCTTCATCGGGTGCCGGCTTCTGGTCGAACTGTCCCGCATATCCGAACGATCCCAAATCCGTTTTAGATTCTGCCAGTACCTCAGCATCCAGACGAACGGGGTCGAGTAATCCGCCCACGTAATTGTCTGCGAGTTCTGGAGGTAGTACGTTGCCTTTATTCTCAGCGGGCAAACAAATATGTTTAATCTTTTTGCCTTTTTTGGATAACATCTCGCCCGTTGGATCTTGTTCGTGCAATCGCTGCATTATCAAAATCGTAACGGATATTTTTTTGTCAACCTTACGGGTTGATAGTGTCTTTGTACAAAAGTCGTTGGCGGTTTCTCGCTCTGTATCTGAGGCCGCCTGTTTAGGATTTAACGGGTCGTCGATTATGATTTGGTGCGAGTGCATCCCGGTAATTGTTCCACCCGTTGAGGTTGTGAACCGTTGCCCTCCTGACGTGTTAAGAAAGTCGGATTTTGCTCTCTGGTCCTGTTTTAACCGAACTGAAGGGAACAAAGTTTGGTATTTGTCAGAGTTTATAATATCCCTCGTTTTGGCTGCATGAGACAAGGCCAACGAATGGGAATAACTCGACCCGATGTGCCGTTGTGCTGCATCGTCCAACCATACCCAGGCGGTGTACATCTGCGTCGCAATCGTGGATTTAGTAGATCCCGGCGGTATGTTTATTATTAAATCATACGGTTTTGGTTTACGAGCTTTTACAAATGTGTTCAAGTATTGCAGCTCGTCGCATAAATATTTTATGTGCCAGTTCCAGACGGGATCTTCGGGTATTATTACACTCCAAAACTCTTGTACAAATCTGTAAAAAGATCGTCGGCATAATTCGGCTAATGCCTCGTTAGGATTTAGATTTATTGACATCGGCTTGTTTTGCTAATTCCTCCAGGAACTCCGGAGATAGTTTCGAGTAATCGACTGTTTGTACGGGTTTGTCCCCGCCTGTTATTGTGGTTTCGATTTTGTCGCCGTATTTCTTTGGTTTCATTCGAGATAAAACCCATTTGTGCGTGTCAACTTGCAATCGGCGGTGTTGTATCATATCCGCCTCGGTTACTTCCACACCGTTAGCCCCGCCGATTTTGGTAACTGTTCCAGTCTGCGGAGTGTTGGCGATATTTAACATCTTTTCAAACAGTAAATCCGCCCGGATGTCCCTCGCACGCTCGTAGTTCTCGGTAAATACCGCATCGAATTGATTATGTGATTTTTGTAACCACCCATAAACCGTTGAATTGTTAGGGAATTCGCCCAAAACGTCATTTTTCAGTATGTCGTGCAAGGATCGGCACTCGCTCCCTGTCATTTCCTCCAGTATTCGGCTTTTCATTAAGTCTTTTTCCTCGGTGCTGTACATTTCTAAAAATAATTTTTAACAAATCTACAAAATAAATACAAAACCATCGCCGTAAACAATAAATTTTACTGTATTACATTGGCAATCAACTAATTAACCCAAACACCGAGAAAAGGAAACAATAAAAGTACCTGTATTGTTCCTCTGTAACTACCTATAAACTAAAAAGTTAAGAGGCTAAAAAAGCAATTGTAAACAATGTAAACGATACCCACGGCCACATATATAATATACTAATAACGCGTAATATGGGGTATTTTCTATATATTATATAATATAAAAAGATATAGTATTTTATTGTTTACATTGTTTATATACTACCTCAACCCTTTAAATACGGCAGTTTCGGCGTAAACAATCATTGTTTACCATTGTTTACGTTGTTTACCTGGTTAGTGCTTCCGTATAGTTTGGTCTTTTTATTGTTTACATTGTTTACCGCTTGCAAACCTTTATAAATCAATTAGTTAAGTGTAAACAATGGTTGTTTACCTTTGTTTCTATTGTTTACGGCTGCCGCTTGGGTATTTTTTAGATGTGTTACGAGAAAATGAATTGATCTTGGTGTACGAATAGTTTTTCCGTTGCTTTTTTAGTGTTACTGACTCCTGATGTGTTTAAAACTTCTTTCTCCCAAACACACATAAAATCGTTCGGGGCTTGGTACTCAGAGATAAAAACAGAATGTCCCTCAATGACTTTTTGCCTCACCCACTCCCAAAAAGATGTATGGTCGAACTCTACGCCGTACCCCGCAGTACCTTTATACGGGGGTCGCAGTAAATTACTGAGTTTTTAGGGATGTTTAGGTCTGAAAAACTGCTATTTTTTAAAATGACATTTTGCAGTCTACCTGACTGGATGAGTACATTTTCAACACACTCCTTTACATAATCCGTCCCTTTTTTATTCTTCGCCCAATATCCTTTGAATTTAGCTCCGAAAGTGTACTGGAACATCGCAAAACAGTCCACGGGGTTTTCTAAATTGCTTTTTTTAGCCTCGTTAAAATCCTCCTCTGAGTATTCGAGGCTATTTCGGGGTATGTCGTCCGGGTTGTCTCTTATTAACTCCAGTGCTTTTATAAGATATTTATTCACATCCGCACCAATTCGGTTTCCTTTGACTTTATCAATAAGATTTGCACCACCGACAAAAGGTTCGACATACCATTGGTCTGGTTTTCTGTCCTTCAGTATTATGGGTAAAATATCTTTGGAAATTCGGTTTTTGCTGCCCATGTATTTCATAAAAATAACGTATAATGTTTTTAATTTTGTAGAATAAAAAAGAGGGATTTCGCTCCCTCTGGGCGTCTTATGCCACGGCTCTAAGCTGTGTAAAAGAAGGTGTAATAACTTTTGCAGTTATTGTAAAATAAATCTCTTTTTTGCTCTTTTGTATTGTCAAAACCAGTCGTCCCCATTACGGGGTTTTTTATCTTGGAAACCCTAGAAAACCAAAACTTTAAACGGCGAAATTCAAAGTATTTTATTTAGTGGAGACGCCGGGAATCGAACCCGGGTCCAGATACTGAGACACAAAACCTCAACGATTTATTTATGCTGTTAAAGATAGTATTTTTAAAGTTCGTATTCTAATCCGGTTACTATTCTGTAAATATCTCGTGTGATCCTTGCATCGAATAAGGCATCGTGCAAACTTTCCTGATCTACTGACAAGCCTAATTCCAACGCCACACGTTTAAGTTTGAAACTCGGCATTTCCGATCGTCTGTCCATCAAATATTCCGATGCCAAGCATAAAACGTCGATGGTGTCCGCCCAAAACCATGAGCCGATAAATTTATCGCCGTTAAGCTCGAAAAACATACGGAGGAAAAGATCGTCGAACGCCCGATTATTGAAACCAACTAAATGGATCTTTTGTTTTTTATCGTATTTGCTGACATATTTACTCAGGAATGCGAGGAACGTTTTATGTACTTTCGACATTTCCATGTACGACAAAATCTCTTTTTCTGTTTTGTTGCAAACTGCCATGGCTTCTTTTGCGATTAATGCTTTTGGATGTGGTCGCACTTTGAAGTCGAATTCCTCGACCACTACATCGTCAACCTCAACGATACCCGATAATTGGTGTATCGAATGTAATTTCGGATTGGTGCCGGTTGTCTCTACGTCGTAAAATATTTTTATCATTTCAAAAAAGTTATTAAGTTCTGTATTTCGTGTATGTATTCTACATCTTTAATCCAACTATTATTGAAGTATATACCCCATTTAGTGTATTCCGTAGATAATTTTAAGCCCATGCGTAACGTATAACTTCCGTTTTCGTATAAATGGTCGTCGTAGTGAATTAATCCTATCCCCGTTAAATTTTCTTTATTTATCGCAATTCCTGAACAATGGCGAACGTCTATTGTATAGCCATCTTTTTGAGGAGTATTCAAACATTCGATTTCGCCAAATATTGAAATGCCTTGTACCTCAACTTCTAAATTTGGGATTCTTATTTCACTATTTGGCAAGGATATTAAAATCTTATTGCCTCGGCATATTTCTGAAATTTCCATAATATTATCGGTTTTGTCTGTATCTTTTAATTGATCGTTGTATCGTTTTGTAACTGACTCCATATTCGGTTTTGTCTGTATCTTTTAATTGATCGTTGTATCGTTTTGTAACTGACTCCATATTCATCTGCCAAAGTCTGGAGGTTTTCGCCTCTCGATGCTTTGGCGGAAATTATCGGATAGTCTGCCAGTTTTAAAGCTCTTTTATTTGCGAACGCATCCACTTTAAAGGTTGTATCTTCTAAAAGTTTGATTGCGGATTCTACCTGGTCCACGATTGCGTCCACTTTGTCGATTTCCTCTTGGTGTATGTGAGGGAAACTCCGACCTATAATGTTATCCCGTTCCTTTTTGACCTCCCGGAGTCCGTCCTTCAGTAGTTTAATATCATAACGCATACTAATTGAGATTAGACATATCAGGTAAAGGGAGTATTTTAAAACTATGTTTTAAACCGTCCTCAGGCTCAAATTTATTACCACATTTAGGGCATTTTACATAATCTATATAATCCCTGTTTAAAATAGTTCTTATTATACGTTTTACCTCCGGTTCGTCGGTACAGTTAAAGAGATTAGTTAAGTCCTCTCTTATTTCGTGTAGAATTTCGTCTCTGCTCATAATGTCGTCGTTTTGATAGTTCAAATCTAAAACATAAAAACGGATATAAAAAATATTTTTACAAAAAAAAGTGAAATTTATTTTTATATCCGTTAAAATAATTAGACTGTATAATATCCTGATCGGTAGCCGTAGCAACATTTTTTGGCTTTTTTTTACCGCTGCCGCACGTACAAGGTTGATTCCTGTAAACTTTCGGGTTTGCCTGTACCAATGTTGTAGATCCTTTTTTCTCAGGTCGAAGGCTTATTGGTATTATTTGTTTAGGTTTTCCCATTATATTAGAGTTTGGCTAATCGGCTGCAACGGGCGGCCGTATGTTACTGTCGTAATCCATAAGGTTTTCGACTCTTTTAGTTTTTTAAGTTGTCCAACTCTGAATTTCCAAGCGAATGTCGCTGTACCTTCTTTTAAATCCCAAACTTTGGCGTTGCTCATTGTTCGCACTCTTGGGTAAATTGGTAACTCTGGTTTGTCCGTTGCAACCGCAATCGGTTGTACTGGTCCGCCGAAATTTAATACTGTGATGTTTGCCACACCTTCAGATACTATCTTCTCGACCTCTTGGTCGTCCAACTGCATACAAAAAGTAATAATACCGTTGGTCTGAGCCAATGCGGGTAAATTCTCGTATTCTGGCTGATTTTCAGCGATTACGATGTTTTGTTCTTTGAATTCTATTGCTTTCATAAATTTGTTATTTTGATTTTTTATTTAGTTGTCTGTCTAAACTCTCAACCCAAGCAACACAAACGGCAGCAAGTTGTACGAGTTCAACTCTTCTTTTTCCAGGATCGAACTCACTCACTACCTCGCTGAATTCCTCCAAAGCAATATGGGCATAAGTACCCTTATTATTTTTAAAAGAGTTATCACACATAAATTTAGCTCTTATCTCCGAAGGTATTTCGTAAAACAAACACATTCTTTCGGGAGTAGAACCTCCAGGCCTGTTAATTAAAGTTTGATCTAAACAAGGGTGTGTTTGTTGACCCCATTTCTTTTCCTGTCTTTCACGCTCTGACCGGATGTCATTAAATACTTTTTCCATACTTCTATTATTTAGTTAAAAATTCTTTTTTGATTCCGACCGAGTTTTCGTCGATCCGTACAACCGTGTTCCAAAATGCGTCGAACGCATCCAATAGGCTTTCGGACATTTCCCCGGTACCGTCTCCGAAATATTTTGTAAATTCTTTGTTGAACTCCTTAAAAAATTTGTCGAACCGTGCATCCTGATTTTTGATACGATTAAGTTTGTTTTTCGAGGTACGTTTTATCTGTCTCAAATGTTCGGTATCTTGCGAGGCCTTTTCCGACATAGCGACATCGACCTGGCGGATTAATTCCCTTTGATTCTGGGAATATTCAATATAATAAGACTCAAACATACAGAGCATCGCGGATAATTTAGTCGATAACCTGACATTGTTTTGGATTAATTTCTCCGACTCTTTTTCGTATTTTTCTCCTAAAAACTCGGCCAAATCCGATATTGGTTTTTTACTTTTCATGTTTTATATTTTTGAATATGTGGGCGATTACATCGACTGTCCAACCATTGCCGAGCATCTTATAACGTTGTGAATTACTTACACAATCCGTATAATGGTCTGGTACGGTTTGCAGACGTTCGCACTCAATCGGTGTCAGTTTCCTGATATAACCCTCAATTAAAATGCCATGTCTGTCCTGCGCGGTCAGAGTATAAAACTTTTTTCCCTCGTTAAACCATTGTCCATTTTGTTTTTTCTCGATTCTGTCAGGAGTGATACACCCGAAAAGAGCCACCGCAACATTATAGCGTCCACATTCCTGAGTCAAACACGGCGAGATCCCCTCTGTGTTGTAAACCCTGTTTTGCGTATATGGTTGTGCGCCGTTAGACTCTTTACACTCGCAAATCTGGTGTACTTCTCTGTCAACTTCGCCAAATAAATATTTATCATCTGGTATTATGGTTACTTCTTTGACGTGTACGAAATAAACTTTATTACCTTTTTTATCTTTTCTGAAATATCCGACTTTTCCTCGCTCCACTTCTTTGTCAAGTATCTGGAGGGTTTTATCAAACGGTACAATGTATTTCGCCAGTTCCTCCATTACAAAATTACCATCCCAGTTTGCGTACTGCCTCGCTGTCATTGTTATAGCTTTTTCAGGATCGAGGGCGGAATACTTCTTTTTCAATCGTTCGTCCGCATTCTTTTTAAACCATTTTATATGCGAGTCTGTTTCTGGTCCCGCTTCTATTATTACGGGAGTTTCTGAAACACCCACCGAGACTTTTTGCCCCTCGCCTTTATTGGTTGTTAGCGTGTTCGATTTATCTTTTGCAACGCAGTAAACTAAACCGTTCATGCCTTTACCTGAAGGATTAATATTGAATTGCTCCACCTCGATAAGTTCGTCCACTTGTTCATGGATTATGTCTCGCAGTAAAATACCTTTGTCCTCTGGTCGCGTAATATTTGGAATGTTAGTCCAAAATAAACGCTTTCGATTTTGAGCGGAAACCAAAGCGGAATTAATCTCGATCGGTTGCACTCCTAAATATTTAGAAATTACGTCCTGGTATTCTTTTTTCATTCTCACATTTTCCAACATGAAAAGTACATCGGGGTTTAGTTGTCGAGCTTCCTCCAGAATTCTAACGAATTCAAAAAATAACATACTGCGGGGATCTTCAAAGTTTAATTGTTTCCCGGCAAAGCTGAAACCCTGACACGGACTGCCTCCAATGATTAATCCCAATTTAGGGAGTACCATATCGACACCGTGCAAATCTGTAACGCTCCCAAGTTGTATTGTATTGGGATAATTTTTTAATGCGACTTTTATCGCCCATTTGTCAATCTCGCACGCAAAGTAATTGTCCACTTTTATACCTAATTGATCCAAGGCAATTTGTCCGCACGACATACCATCGAATAAAGAAAGTACGTTAAAATCTTCATTTTTTGAATGCTTCATATTTTAAAATCTGTTTTATTTTTGTCTGTAAATTCATGTACTCGGTTTACCAACCACCCTAATAAATAGCATTCGGCCTCGTCGTTGAAAACATCCAATTTTTGTCCAATGTCTCCGAATATTCTATTTACGGCGTGTTTACATTCGTGGGCGATTATTCCGGGCGTTGGGTACAAGTACCCTTTATTTTTGCGAACCTTGAAACCCATGTAGTTTTTACCGTTATAGTTGTGGATAAATCCGTCTGTCTCCGAAACGTCTAAATTGAAATATTTTTCTTTGACCTCGTTATCGTCGTCCCAAAGTAAAAGAGTGAATTTGTCGCCGTAAATCGGTATCGTTAAAACTTTACTTTTTAGCATATTTTTAATACTTCCATATTATTTTCCAAATCTGACAAAGACGGAATTTCCGAGTTTTTCAAATGGAATAAGTGGCGGTTATTAGCTTTGTTTATAATATCGGCTTTTTTCGGGAACACTTCAATAAATACCGTGTCCGGGAAATGTTCGTCTTTAATATCTTGCATCTGCTCCCAAGTTAATGGGGTTTCGTTTTGCGGATCTACACCCAAATAGATGTATTTGTCATTTTCTGCGATTACGATTTGCATAATTAAAAGATTCTGAATACGTCGTCGGCAACCTCTGGACTCGTTATAATTTCGATACTGTCTAAAGTACCAATGTCTGTTCGTGGGTTGTACAATGGTTCGCCCTCTTTTGGGTTCTGTACTCTGGATCTGCTTAACTTTTGTAAAGTTTTAGCATTGCAGATAATTATTTGGGGCGTTCCGTCGTGGGATTCGCATTGTGCCTCCAGTTGAGGTAATAAATCTAAAATTGGAATACTCATAATTTCTTTTTTATTGAACACCAGAGCCAATCTGGTATTTTGATTTGATTAAAATTTAACTCTTTAATTTGTGATTTTGGAATCCAAGCGAAACAACGGCGTAAGGTTATCGGGTGGTAAAATTCATAATTAAAACACTTTTCCGACTCCGACTTTATTTGCTCCGTTTGTAAAACCATTCTAAAAACTTGGGTCGCCGCAATTTTTACAACCTCCGTTAATACTTCTTTTTTCGTCGTTACAACATTTTTGCATTTTCTCAATTTCGTTTTTATGAAATTGAGAAACCCCGTTCGGTTGTACGTCGTCAAAGAAGGCAACAGGATTATTTTTATAATATTCAGTTTGTGCCTCGCAATGTTCCAGAGGAACACTCAATCGAGTAATGTTGTAGTATATCCAGTCCATGCCTAATTCCTTATAATTGGCAAAGTGTCGGAGTAGATCGGTAAAATAAAAATGTAGCCCCTCAAAATCGTTCCATAAATCTAAATTAAGGATATGGATTGATAATGCGACACCGTGCGGCATTGTAACCGTTTCAATGTAGAAATTATCAGTTGTAAGTCTACCAAGTGCGTTGAGTTCGTAAACCTCTGACAATTCAGGGTGTTTCTTTTTATCGGATTTACTTTCGTACCAATCCACATCCATTTTTAAGGACATCGGCTCGGTAATATAGAAACCGGTATTAAATATTGTCTTTTTACCTTCCTCAGAAAAATGCGGATATTTGTTGATCCAATCGTGGAACATTACGAACGCATTTTGTACAGTAGTGAAATTCGATGTTTGGTGTATGTGTCCCATTATTTCGTCCCTGTTGATCCGAAACCACCTTTACGTTCTGAAGGTGTCGGGAATAGTTTATTTATTTCGCTAACAATCGAGATACCTTGATATGATACCGGTACCAATAACATTTGGACCAGTTTTTCGCCTGGTTCAATTTCTACGACATCGCCGCCAATATTACGGACATGGATTTCGATTTCGTTTTGGTAATCCTCATCAATCACACACGCACCAACTTGTAAACCTTTTCGAGTTGCCTGTCCTGACTTATTCATAACGATAAGCGCATGACCTTTCGGTACTTTGGCATAAATACCCGATTTGATTTGCACATCTTGTGTCGGTGCTAAAAAATGATTGCCAGGAAAATCATTTGGTACAAAAAAATCGATACCCGCTGATTTTGCCGTCCCACGTTCGGGAGTTTTTACGTCTCTAATTATTACTATTTTCATTGTTTTGATTTTATTTCCTCTGCGTCTTTAACTTCTAAGTTGTTAACGTTCAAATGCAGTATGTACGCTCTGTGCGCTAAATATAGAGACTCTATTCTTTTGAAAGCTTCTGTATTTCTAGGAGTGTCGTAAACTTCATCCGAGACGAAAAAAGCGTCCCAATCTTCAATGCTTTTAGTTTTACACCCTATTTTTATATCAGTATTATTTATGTTTGAAACATACCATTTGCAAAAAATAGGCATTCGGGCACGCTCTAAGTTGGCACGCTCTAAGTTGGCACGCACTAAGTTGGCACCCTCTAAGTTGGCACCCTCTAAGTTGGCATCCCCTAAGTTGGCACGATCTAAGTTGGCACGCACTAAGTTGGCACGCACTAAGTTGGCATCCCTTAAGTTGGCATCCCTTAAGTTGGCACGCTCTAAGTTGGCATCCCTTAAGTTGGCACGCTCTAAGTTGGCATCCTCTAAGTTGGCATCCTCTAAGTTGGCATCCCTTAAGTTGACATCCTCTAAGTTGGCATCCCTTAAGTTGGCATCCTCTAAGTTGGCATCCTCTAAGTTGGCATCCCTTAAGTTGGCATCCCTTAAGTTGGCATCCCTTAAGTTGGCATCCTCTAAGTTGGCATTCCTTAAGTTGGCATCCTCTAAGTTGGCATCCCTTAAGTTGGCATCCTCTAAGATGGCACCCTCTAAGTTGGCATTCCTTAAGTTGGCATCCCTTAAGTTGGCATCCCTTAAGTTGGCATCCCCTAAGTTGGCATAGCGAAGATCTTTTCCAAGTCGTATCGCTTCCAAGAGTGTTTCTTTTACAGAATTGTCCTCTTTTTCAAATTCAAAAAGTAATTTCCCGAAAATCGAATTAATTTTAATCTTTGTTTTCATAATTTCTATATTTTTTATATGTCAAATCTACGGCGATTTATTTAAACTAAAAAACTTTTTCAATAAAAAATGAAAATTTATTTTAGAACGGGCATTCGTTCTTTTTGTCCTCGTGCATTTTAGCCGAATTCTGGGCCAAAGTTAGTTTTTGCAAATTCCCTTTTTCGTAACCTTTGTTTGGATCTTTTCTGTCGATACTGGCGGAATTCGCCTTTTTACCTTTTTCCGCCATGTAATTGTTTTCGTCGCACCATTCGATAAACTGGTCAAGTGTTAAACTCCATTCGATGCCACGTTCAATTGCTCTCGATCTTTTTTGTTGGAATGTATATTTATACGGGTTTTTCCATTTTTGGTATCTGTGGTTGTGCATACTGCAAAATCTATTTTTCGGCGTATGTTTATTCCGACAGCGATAAGCGACACAAAAACCACTTTCTTTTTTCTCCGGGATTATCTTAAAAGCCATATTATTTTGAATGTTTTTTATTAAAATATCGGCGGAGGCCGTAACTTCTTAAAAAGGAAACCACGAAAAACACTAACGTAATGGTAATATTTTGGTTTATCGTTACGGGAATCCCTAAAACTGGATATAAAAAAAGTTGAATTAAAAAACTGGTAATTAGTCCGACAACTATATTTGTAACACTTTCGATCGACGATTATTTTTTACTTTGCATATTTTTTATTTTAAATATTTTTCGATTTTCGCTTTTACGGCTTCCATTAATCCGTCCTGTCCTTTTGCTTTACGCTCTTGGGCTTTTATTACGTCGAGGTCGATTGTTCCCTTGATACAAAGTTTGTTTATTACGACGACATTCTGTTGTCCCTGACGATCCAGTCGTGCGTTAAATTGCTGTTCTAATTCTAACGACCAAGTTTGCCCGAACCAAACGATATTGTTTCCACCGGCTTGTAAATTAAGCCCATGCCCTCCAGAGGCGGGGTGCATCATTAACACTCGGATTTTTCCATCGTTCCAATCTTGTATGTCCTGGTCCGTTTTTAGTTCTCTAGGTTTGTATTTTTTTAACGACTCTTTTAGTCGATGCATATCCGATCGATACGTCCATGCAATTAATATTGGTTTGCCGTTCGTGTCCTCGATTATTTCTTTTATTGCTTCGATTTTCAAATCATGGATTACGTGGACGTTTTTCTCAGCATCGTAAACCGCACCGTTTGCAAACTGTAATAATTTATTGGATAGTGCCGCAGCGTTTACCGCCGATATTGAGTCCTCGACGTTTTGATTTTCAAAAAGTTGCAATACTTGTTCCCTCTCGAATTCTGCGTATTTATCCGCAATGTCCAAAGGCATAGGAATATTTATAATATTTTCAATACGTCCCGGTAGATCCAAATAGTCTTTGGCTTTCATTGACATACAAATATCGCCGATTGCGTCGTGGATTCTTTGTTCCGCCTCATTTTTTAAATCGTATTTGTAGATAATTGCACCGTTTCGTTTTCCTGGCGTAAAGTATTCGTCTCGGAATCTCGTAACGTATTTACCTAAACGTTCGCCACGATCTAACAAATAGATTTGAGGCCAAAGATCCTGAAGGCTGTTTGGTGCCGGCGTTCCCGTTAAGGCAACCACTCTTTTAAACGAGGGTTGTACACCACGTAAAGATTTAAAACGAATTGACTTTGGATTCTTAAAACTGGAACTTTCATCGAGTACCAACATATCAAAAGGCAACATCGACCCGCCATATTGGCCACATAACCAAGATACATTGTCCCGACCGAGCATATAAATATCCCCTTTTTTGCTGAGGGCTTCTCGGCGTTGTTTCGCAGTTCCCGCAATTAATACCACTTTTAAATGGTTGAGGTGTCCCCATTTCTGAGTCTCAGCACCCCAAACACTCTCGGCAACCCGTTTTGGTGCAACCACCAGAACAGACGAGATGTCCAAGTCCTCAAACATTAATTTATTTATGGCTGTGAGTGTCGATACTGTTTTCCCCAAACCCATGTCCAAAAATAGGGCGCAATGTGATTTGTCCAAAATATGTTCGACTGCTGCATTTTGGTAGTTGTGTAAATTACTTTCGTTTAACATTTTCCAATATTTGATTTATTTGTGCGGACGTATCAATTAAATGAACGTCAAATCCTAACTTTCTAATTTTATGATGCACTAAAATTTGTATTTTTTTCGCTTTCTTTTTTGTGGTTTTGATCTCCGCAAAGAATATAATTCCACCGGGGAAAAGACAAACCCTGTCCGGTAATCCTGTTAAATGGGTGGACAACATTTTTATACACCATCCGCCCATTTTCTCAGTACCGTTTTTTAATTTGGTTTCGAGTAGCTTTTCAGATTCTACCTTCGACATTTAATAGAGTTTTCGAGAATAATACTTTTGTTTTCCGTAGTTTTTGAAATTCTTTGTTGATTTGGATTGCTCCCAATCGCCTAAGCCTCGCAAAATTTCGTTTATCTCTCTGGTTTTATATCTGTCCATTTCGGTTTTTTCTTTGCCTAAACACTCGCACCAAATCTCAGCGACACAAACGTAATCCCGTAAAATTGTACCCTGTTTTTCCAAGCTCTCGTCTGCGAGAAAATCCCGTCTTTGGTAAACGTCTTTTTTGTCCCAATTCTCTGGGAGTTTAATATCCAAATACTCCGCAATAATTCCAGTACGTTCGTCTGTCGAACTGTGGTTTTTCTGTTCTACTTTTGCCATACTGTCCGCCTCTTTGCTTAGGAAAAGAGATTCCCCATCTCTCAACATTGTAACGGCTTCCGCCCAAATGTTGTCGATTTCTGAGTCGGTTAAATCGTCCCATACGTTTTTGTCTGCGTGTTCTGACGACCCAACATCTACCGGATTAAATCTTCGGTTCCCTGTTGAGTCGTTTAAAAAATCCCTTTTGTTTGACGTACCGACAAAAATACATTGTCTTTTATATGTCTCAGACGTTCGAGCGTATGCGGGTCTGAAGGTGTCCTCTTGTTTAGATATAAAATGTTTGGTCGATTCCACATCCGCTTTTCGTAATCCTGAAAGTTCCGCCATTTCGATAATCCAAGCCCCTTGTATCTGTTCCAATGCTTCTTTACCGTGTACAGTCATAAAAGTATCGGAAAACCATTTCCCACCGAGTTTTTTTACAATTGTACTTTTTCCTGTTCCCTGGTCTCCGATTAAGGTTAACACCATGTCGAATTTACAACCTGGTCGGAATATTCGAGCAACCGCACCAACTAAAGTTTTACGGATTGCCTCTCGTGTGTAGATATTGTCGTCAGCTCCTAAATAGTCGATTAACAATGTATCGACTCTTTTTTTACCGTCCCATTTTACGCCCTCCAGATAATCCATAACGGGGTGGAAAACGTTTCTTTCAAATTCCAAGGCCATGGAATCTTCAATCTTTAAATTACCAGTAATGCCGTAAATACTTTCGATGTAGTTTCGCACTCCTGAATAATCCACATTTTTAACCGCTTCGGGTTTTGCTATTTTTCGCCATGGAATATTGCCGAAAACGTATCTTTTACCGTCGAACTCGTTATGTTTAAAAAGCCCTTTTAATCTTACATCGTTGGCAAAAATTAGATTTATATTGTTTGCACTCGATAAATATTTCCCTTTGGTGTCGATTTCGAGTTCGCCCATCCAGTCGATGTCCTCTTCCGAATTTTCTAAAGGTTCGGCAAAATCATATTTTGACTCTGTAAAATTCTCGGCTGCGATTACTTGTTTTACTTCTTTGTCGGCTCTGGCGAATTCCTCCATTGCCTTGAAACTTTTAGTATTTCCGTTTCTGTATTCGTTGTCAGGGTCTAAATGTCCAAACAAATGAATACGTACCAAATCAAAAGAGTTGCAAAGTTTACCGCTGCATGGGTCTGTACCGTGGTGCGAGTATGCGAATTTATCGTCGTAGAGAATAAGTCCCGACGCTGTTGTCCCTTTGGCGTATGTGAATCGTCCGTCGGTTGTTGGTGTGTAAGCATCTTTTAAAAATTCGGCGATCGCCTCAGTAACCGTGTACGCTCTACAAAATGCGCCGACGATTCCTTTTTTATTCTCTGGATCTTCTTGTTTTTCAACAAAACCGTTTACCTCTTGTATTTTCCTGTCCGCAGTAGGCCACAAACTCGAATCCTTCCAATCGATATAAGTTTCCAAAACTGCGTCCACATCGACCCAAATTCCGTCCTGTACCTCGCAGTAATATTCAACGTCTTTTGGCGACGAGGGCCAGAACATTAATCGGTTTGTTTCAAATGTAGTATTATCGAATAACTCAATACCAAGGGTACCGGCAATTTTACGAGAAACCGCCACGTATTCGTCCGGGGTCGCCTCTCTCGATAAAGGCATGATTAAACGGTATCGGGGATTTTCCTCTGAGTGTTTATGTGTGGCGTGTAATATTGCCGCGTTATCGAATTGCAGACAAAAGTCGTCCCAAAAATCGATGTGTGCAAAATCAATGTCCAGAGTCATTAACTGCCTATGTACTACATTCTCAGGTTTACGACGACCATTTCGTAAATACCCACCAACATAACCTCCAACGTCTTTAATTTTCGACTGTTCGTCTTTGGTTGACGACATATACTCTTTAAAAGTTTCGTTGGTGTGGTGTGGTTCGGATATTTTGGAGACCAGTTCGGACCATAATACAGATTTGTTTTTCCAGATTTTTGATTTTGCCGACATCCCTGTCGCTATGTGTATCGTATCGTTATATTGCATGGTCGAAATTAGTCTTTTTTATAAAATGGTGTGATATATCCGTCTGCTACTAATGGGAGGGTTTTAGCCCATGGGACTGTCTCGCCCATAATTTCACACATCCGCTCCAATTGTGAATGTATAGAAATGTCGTTGTAAACTTCTGCCACGGCTTCATCATGTACGTGCATTACTATTTTAAAACCTTCCTCGTTTAACCTTAACATGGAGTAAGCGAGTAAATCTCTGGCGATGGCCTGGACAATGTTCTCGGTAAATTTACCCCCGTAGGAATCAATCCAACACCATTTTTTCGTCATTTGGTGCGTACCTTTGTACTGTACTGCTGGACGACCCCATTTGTTCGGTTTAATTCTCGGATTGTGGTAAAATAGTTTTCTACCTGAAGGCAATTGTATCGTCAAAGAAACCCCGTCATAATGGAATATTAATCCTTTAAAAAGTTCCAGTACATATTTTTTATGTGGGTTTCGTATGGCACGGATTGCGTACCCCTCGACACTTTTCCAGAGTCTTACAATCATGGGACTTTTTTCTCGCCATTTTTTTACTATGGTTTCCATTTCTGTATCTGAAAGTCCCATGGCTTCGCCACCCATTTGTTTAAGTGCACCCAACGCACCTTGGTAGCCCAAGGCGAGTTCTGCGACTTTTCCTTTATTTCTAAGTGCCGAACCTTCCTCGGTGGTTTTGTCTATTTTTTCGATAGGTACTCCAAACATCTGAGACGCTGAGGCCTCGTATATTTTTCCATGTGATCGAAATACATCCATTCGCCAATTTTCATTCGCCAACCAGGCGATTACTCGGGCCTCTATGGCACTAAAATCGGCAACGGCGAAAGTGTGTTCAGATTTTGCAATAAACGCAGTACGGATTAACTGGGACAATGTAGAGGAAACGTCCGGGTATAACATAGATACGTCGTCGTAGTTTCCGTCTCTGAAAACCTCGCGTACTTTTTCAAGCTCCGCCAAATGATTTTGTGGTAAATTCTGTAATTGAATTAAACGTCCTGCCCAACGCCCTGTCCTGTTCGCTCCGTAAAATTGGAAAAGTCCGTGGGCCCGACCATCATAACAAACGCACTTTTGCATGGCGACGTATTTTTTAATCGAGGTTTTGGACGCTCTCGATCTCAGGTTTAAAACATCCGACACAACCCCTGGTCCAGCCTGTTCGATTAATGTTGGAATTTCGCCCTTTGCAAGTGATTTAATTTCTGTTTGCATTTGGTTTCCTAACCAATCTTTTAACTGTTTGGGGCTGTTCGGATTTTCCAATCCTGTTAATTTTTTCATTTCGTCCCCTATTATTGACGAGTTTATATCGTCCAGAGCGACGGCATTTATTGCCATAGGTATATAAATTAAAATACCTCGGTCGTTTATTTCCTGGTCCAGAATGTAATTTTTACGTTCAAAATCTGTAATATTATAATCCTTCAGTATTTCCCCGATTTTACGTTCGGCCTTGACATCGTATTTACAGTATCTTTTATATTCCTCCCATTTTTCAGGGTCGTGCTCTGGAAAATTCCTGATCCTCTGGTCGTTTTTCTTTGTTGGTTTTATCGGACATGAAAAGAAACGGATTGATGCTTTACCAGTTGTCAATTTTCCGTCCCCTTCTAAATTCAAGGCCTCAGTAATTGCCCCCAGACTCAAAGGTAAACCACAATATCCCGCCTTTATTGCAGAACAAAACCATTGATTAATCGGAACATCATACCCGATTGCACGGAAACAATTACGTTCAAAATTCGCATTGTGGGCGTGTTTCTCAATCTCTGGGTTTACTAAAGCGTCCAAAAACTCTTGTGGTATTTCCTCGCCTTGTAATAGGTCAATTGTTTGTATTGGCCCGTCGTCAAAGGCGTAACACAATATCAGTATTTCAAAATCGATACTTTCGCAATATTTATAAGCTCCTGCCGTCATAATGTCGACCGAACTATAAGTCTCAATATCGATGTGTAATTTATGAGCCATATTTTTGTTTTATTAATTGTTAAAAATACTCAGGCGAATAGTGCTTGACTTATTCATTAAGTGTCAGTATAAACGTCCCTCACACCTGAGATTTAAAAAACGGAAACTCTGTCGAGGTTGCCTGTTCGGTTCTCGTTTAAAGTCGGAAACTCTGACTTTCAGCATTTTGACGGCTTCGCTGAGTTTACGTGTCTATGATTAACCATTATAAACAAAAATGTGGCTTTGAGAGGCGTGAGTCCCCCACTACGAAATTACTGGACTGTTTACATTGCTCAATCCGATACACCTACTAATGTTGACCGTACACCTGAGTAAAACGGGGTTGTAATTTTTATTTAATTGGTGGACCTTAACCAATGCCGAGTTACATTTATCGGCTACCCTTTTAAAGAACTGTAAAGAACGAATCTCCGTTTTAGGTACATATCGTCGGTTTTACAAGTAAGGTATGTTTTGAGAGATTCCAAACTCTATATTTTAGACCTAAAGAATTTATATCAAAGTATAACTAACGACATTATTAGATTAATATTAAATTTTACTTTAGGTCTTTTGTGGAGTGAGTAGGACTCGAACCTACAATTTTGGTATCATGTTTTAATGTTTGCAAACCCACGCTTTAGCCAATTAAGCTACCACCCCATAAATGTCGGATGTAATCCCGTAGGCAACTGCCCCGACAAAAGTTAATTTACTCCAACTTAATGCAGTAATTTTAATACTATCCTAACAAATCGTCGTCAGAACCAAAGTCCTCAGCGGCAGTAGAACCACCTCCAGACAATCGCTCTCCGTCCTCTAATTTTTGTAAGTTGTTAAGTCCAACGGCAACACCTTTGTTTCCGCTTGATGAATACCCGTAAAAGTTTATCGCAGCTCTACCATAACATCCAGAGTAAAACTCGTCTTTGTCCATGATAGGTTCTAAATCCGCATCGACAATAGCTGGTTTTCTTACTGAGTTTGCATTTAAAAACATACAACCTTCGTACGCCTCGTCGTCTGGACGTTCTGCGTCTCCGTCTCTTAATGGTAATTTTAAAACGACTGGTATTTTACCATTCCATTTTCCTTTGCCTTCTTGTTTTGCGGCCTCGATTGCTTTTTCAACTTTTGCAATTGTCGCTTTGTCCGTTTTAGGAATCAAAATCGAAACGCTGTATTTCTCTTTTTGACCCTCTTGGATTGCGTTCGGCTCGAACACATGGGCGTAACTAAATCGTACTTTCCCTGTAATAACTTTTGTACTTGACATACTTTCTAATTTTAAATTAATGATTATTTTTAACTCTGCTAAACTAATACTTTATTTTAAATACTGAAAATAAATTTTACTTTATTTTAAAAATATTTTTATTTAAAGTCCTCTTTTGCTTGTTCAATTCCCATTTCTGGACGTTTGTCTGACATAGGAACTAAGGTTGGTTTACCTTGTGGTTTTATAACTAAATTACCCAAAATGGTAGGAAATTCAGATTTACCCACCAGTTTTTCCACTGCGGTAATACCTTGTAATTTTGTGGTTGTGAATTCTTTTTCGTCGAATAGGTTTTCGATCAATGCCTCTTGGACTTTCTTTTCGTCTGTCCATTTTCTATTGCTTCGACCCTCGACCAGTTTTAAACCTTGCCATTTTTTACCCTTGACTGCCTCGTCCAATAAGTGTTTACCTACCGCATTAGCCCAATCGACTAACATTGGTATTTGTTTATACACTCCTAAAACTTGACTTTCAGTAAGTAAATGTGGATCTTTAAAATCGTGCTGTGCTAATTTCACATTTACCGCCGCAAGGGTTGCACACATGGCCTTTACTTTACACCATTTACAATGATCGCCCGCTTTCTGTACTCCTTTACCTTGGTAGGCTTTGGCGGCTTTCGGTTTTACTTCTTTTTGCCCCCATTCGATTAGATCCTCGGTCGATATTTTCCACTCAGATAAATGATCCAATCTGGGTTGTACAATAACTAAATTAACCGTATGGATGTCGTAAACCATATCGAAATTACGTAACGCACCAGAGCCATACAACATGAGTTGGGGGTTTTTGTCTGCGTCAACTTTTACACCTTTTCCGTATTTCAAGTCGATAACATCCAAAAAACCATCGGCAACGATACAAACATCCCCGGTGCCGAAACCTTTTTCGACTAAGTGCGAAAAGTCCACACGTTCTTCGATCAATAGTTTTGCGTCAGGTGTTCGAGCTTTGGCGACTGCGAATGCTTCCATTACTATGGTTACATATTTGTCGACTTCGCCTTCCATTTCTGAGGTGTAATGCTTGTCTTTTCGTAACTTCTTTAATTCGGCTTTTAGAGTTTTTTCGTCAATTTCTCCGTTTTTGAATCTCAGATTTACGTCTCCAAATTCATGTGCCAATGTTCCTTCAGCGGCAAACGTGGAGGTACTCGATTCGTCGAACTTCTCTTCCAGTCTCGCACTTGGCGTGCAATTCATCCATCGAGAAGCACCAGAGGCAGACAATAAGGCGTGCGCTCTGGTTGAATGCTCTACGTTCGACAATTTATAAACTGTTTAAAAAGTCGATAAATTCTGCGTATTTCTCCGTTGGTATTTTTACCACGTTAGGGACACCCCATTCGGTTAATTTACCTTTGATTTCCTCTCTGTACTCCTTTACCTTTTTAGATGCTAGGGTACGGATGTCCTCCAGAGTAATCGTCGTCGGTGCAGTTTCTTTTTTCGCTGCTGGTGTTTCCTCTTTAGGTTGTTCCGTAGTTTTCGGAGTTTCTGCAACCTCAGCGGCTTTCTTTTTACGTGGTGCACGTTTTTTCGCTGCTGGTGTTTCCTCTTTAGGTTCGTCGGCAGGTGCCTGGTTTCCTGAAGGAATTACGTTTCCACCTACGGCAGATAAAAAATTCATTGCTGCGGTCAGTTGTGCCGGATTAGACGGGTCGAAACTCGCCTCAATTTTTACTAAACTCATACTTTCTAAATATTTATTGATTATTAAAATTATTTACTTTCGATTTGTCGTCCTACAATTTCAGTAAGTTGTGTAAGATATACAGATAACGGAGTGCTATCGGAGTGGATAACAGACTCATGGAATAAAGAATCGTTGTCGAAAACTTTAGTTACCCACGTATTTGTGTTCAGTTCTGCTCTGAAATTACCAGAGGTAAACACGGTTAAACCTTTATCGTTTTTTAAATCCCATTCGTTACCGCTATAAAGATTTCCGATTTTTATTCCTGTCAACTCAGATAACAAACTGATTTGGTTTGAGTCCAAAAATCCGTCGCCTTTGATAACTCGGTTTAACGCTAAAGATGCGTATTTATGGCCTGGGAATAATTGTTGGGCAAGTTCTTTTTTGTCCAACTTCTTTTTTTTAATTATTTTATCTAAATCTATGGTTTTCATCTGCTCCGTATTTGTTTCGGCTAAATTAGAAGATTAAAACGTAATACAAAAATAATTTTGCAATAAATTTAAAAATATTTTATTGTTTCTTTTTAAAAGATTGGTTTTAAGGTAGTTAGATATCAAAAGGAAACAAAGAAACAATGTAAACGATAATTTGCATATAATAGTATATTGTTACTTATACGTGTAATATATGGGTATTTTACTATATTTAATATTATAAAAAGATTTACTAATTTATTGTTTATATTGTTTATATCGACGTTCCGACCAACGGTATCAATGGTTTGAAAATAAACAAAGATTGTTTATTATTGTTTACGTCGTTTACTTTTTTAGGTCAAAAATAGAAAATTCGTAACCTACCAGTAAATAATCTTTCCCAATCATTCGAGAATACCCCAGGCGTAAAATGTTGCCTTTTTTACCTTGTAATCCTGTTGTAATGTCATAAGACGGGTCGGACAACCCAAAATCGGTTCGGACTTGTGCACCTAAAGTAAGACGGAATACTGTCTCAGGTACTTTCGTTTTGATGGTTCGTTCCTTCAGAGTATAATCCAACCCCATTTTTTTGATGTCGCCCTGTACGTCTCCAAAAACAGTCAGGTTTAAATATTCGTCGTCAAACACTTGCGAATATTTTTTTATCTGTATCGACTGGAGGTATAATTTATACCGCTCTATTTCATTAGTAGCCTCTTTATAAGCAACGGCCAAAGAGTCGTTAACTGGGTTCTTTAGTTTTACGGTTATTATAGAGTCTTTTACTCGCCAACGATCAATGTAAATAGTATCGTGGTCGATTTCTGTCGGGTTTACTGACGGTATTGTCCCGGTAACTTCTGGGACTGTTATTTCGATTTCTGTTTGTTCGCAACTCTTAAAAAGAAGTAAGCAAAAAACCGCACCCAGAATAAAGGACACGGCGTATTTTTTTATTGTATTCATAATTTTGATTTTTAAAGTCCTATATTTTCCAAGGGTATATTTTCACACCGTAACCACTCCAATACATCAAAAGACGGGCAATCCTTATTGGATATATTGTTGTGTCCTATCACTTTTATACCAGGGTGGCGCAATATCATAAATTTAACATACGTTAAAAGTGTGTTTTTCTGAGCTTCGGTACGGGTGTCTTTTGGAGGGTAATATTTAGACCCACTCGGTTTTGTTTTCTCAGCACCTCCAGTATAAACAACGTGTCTCGAAATACCATTAAAACCTTTTGCACCGTTTGAAATTTCCCAACTGTCCACGTTGTCGTCTTGGTCGAATTCGATTAAATTTTCCAACGAACCGTCCAAATGTATCATATCTGAGTACCCTACTCTGGACCAACCCCGCTCCTTTAAATGCCATTGTTCAATATCCTTTTTTGTGATTTCTCTACCTTCAGGCGTTGCAGTACAATGTATTACTAAATATTTTAATTTTCCCATGATATTATTTTTTAGTCAACCAGTTAGACACTAATGTTTTTAAAACCGTATCGATGTCCCATTTATAAATTATAAACTCTGCGATTTTTTCTCCTGACATTGCAACCACTCCGACAATTAGAGGTGTCCAACGCCCCTCAACAAAAGGAAAAATAAAATAAGCGCAACCGATACCAACTATAAAACTAATTACTATTCGTGATAAATTCATTTTTTCTCGTTTAACTTGTGTCGCTATCTTTATCGATATTGCGATAAAGGCGGGAATAAATATTTTAAAAAAGAACTCTGATAGTTCTTTTAGTATTGTTGGGTCTTTTCCTGTCATGCCTGTTTTTTATTATTGCGAAAATCAGCATAGTGAAACCCACCAATATTTCGTTTATTCCAAATTTTGTATTATCGAAAAATATTTCATCTAAAAAATTGTTTAAAGATAAACAGAATAATACAAATTTTACGATACTATTTTTATCTTTTAAAAACAGATACACACATAGCAACAATATAAACAACGAATTGCCTATATAGAAACTACCTTTTGGTAGATAACCCCAAAACAAATAAGTTACTAAACTTACTACTGTTGCTATGTATAAAATGTATTTCATCGGTCGTCGGGTCTGTCTCCGATTAATCTCGATTTACTGTTTGACAATTTAGTGAAAAACCGTTCAATCAATTTTAAAATAGCACTATGGAATCCAAAGGCAATGAAATAACTGGCAATAAATACACCAGGGTTTAATTTTTCAAATACGGCATAAGAT